AGGTAGGCTGCACTCAGGTCTTTGACCTGAGGCACAGCCTTGCCTAAAGCAGACCCTATGTCACTGAATGCTCGGCCACTGCTGCCGAGCGGCGTAGCCGCCGCAGCACTGGCCGAAGCCAGTCCGAGGTAGGCTGCGGACACCGCTGTTGCTGTGTTTTTGGATGCACCTAACGCTGCATTAAGATCTAAAACCTGCCGAGTAATGGCTTGTATGGATGCTTTGGCAGTATTGGCTTTGTCTGAGATAGCTGTAAACGCACCATCGGCCTTAGCTTTTGTTTTTTCCAACCCTTTCTGAAAATCGGAATCGTCCGCAAGAATCCGAACACGGATTGGAGGCAGTTCTCGTTCGGCCATTACTCAGTCTCCTGTTCCATCCCTAAAATGCAAAACCAAATGCTTCGCGAGTCTTGGGTGTTGGTTTGTCGAGTGTTCGGTGTCTTGAAGTCCAACAAAAAGTCACCCACGTTGCGGGACACTTTCGCTCCTTGGGAAGCGAAAATGGCCCGTATCGTAGCCGCAGCGTAGTAGTCTGACTTGTCTGAATAGGACATGCGTTCTTCAAAGTACGCCTGCCATTCGTCAAATTCAGACACCGTGGTCAACTGCTTAATCAACGATACGGGCCATCCGAGTTCATGCGCCAGCTTGTACCAAAGGTACTGTTCTGGCGTTAATCGTTTTTTGAGTCGTCTCCCTGCTTGGCGTTAAGCCCGTTGAGGTCGCGAGCGACCTCAAACAAAGCCTTCTGCGCCGTATCGGGCCATTCCTGAATCTTCGATTCCGGAATAGCCTTACCGTCTGTGTCGTAGAGGCAGAACGACAGCAAGGTGCTGTACAGCCCCTTGTAGTCTTTCATGCCGACGACTTCACCACTCGCGTCGCGAGTGGTTCTGCTTGCGGTTTTGTTGAAGTATTCATCCCGCTGTGCCCCGTTCATCTCCTTGACGGAGTAGCGAACGAAATCATTATCGGCGATTTCGAGTTCGACAGGTTGCGACTTGCGGAGGATTGAGACACGTACTACTGGTTCGGACATAATTAGGTCACCCTTCTGCTAAAAAAAAGGCGAACACAAGTGTTCGCCTGAAACAAACAAGTGTCGAGACGCTTACGGAGCAAGCGTCGTGGTGGTCGTGGTAGCCGTGGTTCCCGTGGCAAAGACCGGAGCGGCTTCGACTGGGGTTGCGGCGGTTGACAGGTTACTTGGAATCAATTCCAGAGTAGCCTGGGGTCGTTCACCTTCCTTGAGTGCGTCCGGCGTGAACTTGTTCACGATGGCGTAGAATCCGAGGGTCGCCCCATCGGGGAAGGTGATCGTGATGTATCGGTTCGACCCGAGGATGTTGTGCATCTGGCCGATGACCGCAGGGTCATAGGCCACGACAATAGAGCTAGGACCAAAGGTAACCAACTTCTTTCCGACGTTGGTTCGATAGCGGTTGTTCCGCATCGTGGTCTGGTCGATGACGCCGTTGGCGTCCAACTCGGGTGGCGTTACTTCGATTTCCTCGAAAAGTGCCGTGATCCCAGAAATGGCGATCAGGGTCTTGAATCCGTCAGGTAGCTTAGGCATCGTCTACTCCGTAATGGTGAGCAGGAATTGTTGTGCGTAGTGGTATCGCCGGGTCTGTTGCTCTTGCCCAGAGAATCCTATTGTATTAGATTTGGTAATGACTTGCAATTTTTGGCCGTCCGACAGTAGGAATCCGTACACGGATTCCGTCATGTCGGAGATTTGCCTGAGGATTCCGCCTGCGGCGGAATCCACGCCCCTAACACGGACCTCAACGCGAGGATGCTCCTCGCGTTTTCCGGTGCGATGGAGGCGAGGTTCGAGTCGGCCCCTGCCGATCTCGTAGATCAGGATCGCGTTGTCAGGCTCGTCGGGGACGTGGTTGACGAAGATCGAATATCCCAAGTTTGGGAGATTCGCTTCGATCACTTTTGCTAATGCTTCTGCGCCGGTCATACTCTGGACATCTCCTGTACGATCAGGTTGCTCATATCTTCCGAGAAGTAGTTGATCCCATGAACAATCCATTCGTCGGTCGTGACTCGGAACAACGCCCCTGCGATGTCCTCATGCTGCCTGCGAGCGTACAGTTCGGGTTGTTGGGGGTAGTCTCTACCTTCTCGGTAGTAGTCGGTAGTGATCTTCGCCCCGTACCCGATGATGGTTTCCGTCTGGAAACCCTCCTTCTCCTGAAACCAGACTCCGGATTCCCGAAGGGCTCCGGTTTCGTACTTGACCAGAACGTCCGTTCTGTTCAAGAACGTCTCGGCGGCATCCTCACAGCCTTTTGCAAAGGCTGTGCCGAGGCTCTTGGCATACTTGCCAAGAGCTTTCTCCAATTCCGGAAGTCCTAGTACCGTGACTTTCATTACCCGCAAGCCTCGTATAGAGTCTCGGTGTTCCGTAGGTTGGGGGTCATCGACGAGTCGATGACCTCGTACACGTCTGAATTCTGCTTAGGGTTGTCCCAGTAGGCCGTGTCGGCCAGTGTCCCGAGTCGCATCAGTCCGCCTACCTGTAGGCGGACTTGCGTGATCGTTTGCACCCGAGACATGACTCGGGTGTTGGTGTTGGAAATCACTTCCTTGAGCATTTCCTCCCACCGGCAGGTGTACTCGACCGGCGAACCCCAGATGGGTTCGCCGGTCTTTTGTGTGCCAACCCTGGGCCAAAAGACCAGGGTTTGGCGTTGGCATCGCTTAATAAGTGACATCCGTAGCCGCCTCCTTGCCTGCCCAAAACAGGTCAAACTTGACCATGCCTTTGACCACCTTGTTGTTCCAGACGGCAAGTTTGCCGCTGGAATCAAGCATCATGGCCGTAGCCCCGAAATGCGTGATGCCAAGTCCGTCTGAAAGACGGACTTGGTAGGAGGCTTGGATCGTCTTGACTTGCTCACTCTGGAGTCGCGGGTCACTGATGGCAATCAGGTGAGCCGCTAGGTAGCGTTCCACCAACTCGGCTGTCGCCTCGTTGAGTGCGACACCGATGACGTTGGTGACCATCAGCGATGCGCTGTCGATCATCAACTGCGGGTCAGGCACGTTGGTCGAATCGTATTGGATGATCTTGTTGACCGCAGCCAGCGTTGTTCTTGCCATTTGACTACCTCTTAGTGGGGGTTGTTAGGGCCTTTTCTATGGGCCATTTCAAGGCAAATAGTCGCCGCCGCAGAGTATCTGGACGTATCCCATATTTTCTAGCAAACTGAGAGATAGTGCCAGTTTCACCAAAGGCTACCAGCAAAGTATTCGACCTTCTGTTGTTTGATTGTTGCGTATTTGTTGCCCATCGGCAGTTTTCTGGGCAATAGTCTCCGTCATTGTCGATGCGATCCAAAGAGTGTTTGGGAGATGGCCGAGGTCCCATATCTTTAAAAAAGTTTACGAATCCAGACGCACCGAGCCACCGGTCGCAGACTTTTATCCCTCTGCCTCCGTAGTCTCTGTAGTTTTTGCAAGCGGGATTCTGGCATCGTTTGAGTATGTCATAGTATACGACGTACTCTGAGGATCTGGACAAATTGTGTTTTACGCTAGCCTTACCTAATTTTATGGCTTGCTTTTTGGCTATTTCTTTTTGTAGACAACCGCAACTTTTAGATCTGCCCCTTTTCAGGCTACTTACGCCAGTTGTCACTGTAGTTCCGCAAGAACATTCGCATACTTGGTACGCTGTTCTATTCTTGCCGACTAGGAACTTAGGCCCGATAGTTGTTAATCGGCCAAAGGTTTCTGGTTCAAACGACTTGGCAACACTGATCCCGTGGACTAGAATGTACTCAACCATGATGACTCCTGTAAGTCTGAGTGGGTAGAAAAGCCTTGATGCACCTAACATCGAGGCTTTTCGCATTTTATCAGAGTGTGGGAGGTTTGGCAATGAAATCATCCGACTATGGAGCCCAGGGCTATGCTGTCCCCAGCGGTGGCCGGAACAACTACGTTGTATTTTCGCGAACTCCCGGTGCGATATACAATGTATGTCGCGCCTTTTATCAAATTCGGAAATTGTACGATGCCTTGATTATCTGCGGTTGCTGTTCGCGGAGCGTCCTCCATCACCAATCCGGTAGATGCTGATGGCGGTGACGATGCTTGGATCGTCACCTGCGCGCCCGGTTCCGCAACCCCTAAGGCCGACAGACAAGTCCAGAAGCCAGTCGTCCGTGGAGCCACGCTCGGCGTGACTCCACCGGTACTCGTCAGCGTGTACGTCTGGGAGACGTTCCCGCTGACTACCAGCGAAACAGGCGTGAAGCTGAATCCGGCGGCGGTGATCGCGACGGTAAACGTCGCGTCATCGAGGCTGAATGATGTGACCCCACTAGCGTTGGTGACCCCAGCGTAGGTTTCCCCCGCGCGGTACACGCGAACGGTGGCCGCTTCGACTGGGCTGGCCGAGGAATCTCGGACAGTGATCGTCACGATCCTCGCGCCCGACCCTTGGCCGGTCGCCCCGGTGATCCAAGCCGCATCTCCGCGATCTCTGATCGCTTCGAGCGAATCGGTCGTCTCGTTAAAATTCGCTCCGGCGGTCGTGGCGTTGATCTGCGAGCGGGTGGTCGAGTCAGCGGTCTTGCCTGCGATGGCCCCAAGCCAGTTGGCTAGAGACGTGATTCCCGCAAACAAGGTTGCGGGGATTCGGGTGACCAGGGCAGTCACGTTGGCCGCCACGGCGGCCAACGCTGTGCTGGTAGCCAAACCGTTTTGGATGGCCGCGATTGAATGGACGTGATTGGTCGGAATGATGATGAATTCATCGCCGACTGTCGGAGCCGTAGTAAACGGCTCCTCTACTGTTATCACACCATTGGTGTTGACGTAAGTGAGTAGAGGGCTGTTCTGTTCGTTGATCGCCGCAGCGTTCGTGAACAACAAAACAGCGTGCTTAAACGCACCTGTTGGGTAGTTGACATTCGACGAAAAGCTAGTGGTTGATGGAGTGGTCGCACTTGTGACCACTCCATCGATGACTGTGTTTGCCTTCTTGATGATGCTGATGTACTTGGCGAGGCTGTGGGCCACGTTGTCGTGGGCGTCGACGCTTTCCTCTAGGACAGCATCGGCGATAGCCGATGCTGTTGGGACATCGCTTTTCTTTGCCAAGACTGTCGAGCCTTCGATCTGGGTCAGCGTTGGTCTGTTGACCAACGTGGCTTCTTTGGCAACCGTCGCGTCTTTCGCGACGGTTGAGTCTTTGGCAACCGTCGCGTCTTTCGCGACGGTTGAGTCTTTGGCAACCGTGGCATCCTTTGCCACGGTTGAGTCTTTGGCGAGGACAGTCGAGCCCTCGATCTGGGTCAGCGTTGGACGGTTGCTTACCGTCGTTTCATTTGCCACACTCGCAGGGAACGTGACCGCAGACGCAGCATTTGCTGCCTGTCCTGCGATTCTTGTGACGTTGGCATCTGTGTTTCTGTTCTCAATCGAGAACGTCCGAAGGATCGTTCGAGTCAAGTCTATTCCGTCGACTGTCCCCGCAGTGAATACAATGTCGTAGTCTTTGCCGATTTCGTACACGGAATCGGAAGTGTCTACGACAAGTTCGTGCAGACCGTTTTTCGAATCAAAGTTTGGGGTAGGCTGCGTGATTCCAGTCGTGGTGATTTCTGTTGCCGAATCTTTGTAGATCGCCACTTCCAAAGCTACCGATGGGGCAGTCGGAATCAACGCCTGACTGAACGTGTTGAACTTGACACGAATTTGCTGTCCTTTTTTGAAGTCTCCAATGTATTTGTCGGACATGGTTAGCCTATCAAAAGGTTGTCGATTGGAGAGTAAGAGCCACCGCCGCCACTGGGTGCTGGGTAGGTCATTTCAGAAATCTGAATCGACCCCGAGCGGTAAGCGGCTGAGTTTGGGAGGGTCACTGTTGGAGCTGTCCAGTTGCTGAACTGGTTGCCATTAGTGTCGTGGAACGCTCCCTTCAAAGATCCCGAAACCGTTTCGAAGTTCACGTTGGTCATGCCGGTGGGAGCTGTCTCAAGTGAGTTGGCGGTATTTAGTTGCGCCCCGAAACTTAAGTACCAGTTAGCTTCTACTCCAGCCCGGAAATTAGTGACTGATCCGTAGTTTATGATCGAGCTAATTGTTCCCTGCGCAGCTATGCCCATGCTCGGGAAAACGATACCGAGCGAACCGCGATACAGACCACAAAGAAGAATACCTGCACCTGCGAAGGACGCAGCAGATTCGCTGGCTGATTGTGCGTATTTAGAGGCGATGACCAGAGATACACCGTTCGCACCGGCGGTGCTTAGTGTAACCCAGCCAGCGGGGACCGTCGCCGGAGTAGTGTTCGCCCTACATGCGGCGACGATAATCAAGTCACCCGCTGCGTAAGTGCCGGGAATTGAAATGGTCGGCGATGGCAAGGCTAATGCACTAATTCGACTGATTGCCATTTACAGCTCCGGTTCCGGACCGATGCCGTTATACAAGGTCAGTGCGATCTTGTACGCCTGGACGCGATCCCACATCTGTTCTTCTCGCAAGACTCGCAGATCGGCCAGCTTCATGGCAAACAGGCAGGCTTCGATTTCCCCGAGACTTGGGACTTCGATCTCGATGTGAAACTTTTCGATTCGCTCTTGGATGCGAGCTTGCTCTAGCAAACTGATGTTTCGTTTGACCTCGCGAGCAAGATGTCTTGCTCCGGGAACCAAGCCAACTTGGTCGAGAAAGTTGAACGTGTTTTGGATGTCAACATCGTTCAAGGGCATCCCAGAAGATAGCTGCGAGATAGCCCAAGTTTCCCCCTGCTGCAAGAGAACGTCTTGCAGCAGTTTACACCCACCCCTACCAAATCGCATTCCCGTCTCGGGAACCCAAACAGACGCTAGCCCCTTCCACGTAAAATCACCGGAGTTTTCAAATGGAATGTTTTCCTCTTGAAGTGCATCCAAGACTTCTTGCGAAGTCTTGGATTCCCAACCGGGGACTAAACGAATCAATACTTTCAGTTCTTCGGGGGTCACAGCAGTCTCCACTAAAGATTTTTGCGATTTGGGTGCGTGTCCATGCTGTCAACCCGCTGCGAGAGTATGTCTACCTTACCCTCAATAGTGTCCAAACGATCCGGGATCGTTGACAGCTTTTGTAAGCTAGAGGACACATCCTTGAACGTGTGGCCTGTCAGGTCGAGATGAACAAGCAACTTGTCCAAGGCAATAAACAGGCGATCCCTCACAGGCAGAACAAACTCTTTGCCCACCCACCCAAGCACTCGCCACACGGCGAACGCCAGTGCAGCGAGAATGACCAAAACTACACCGGTGACGGTGTAGTTTGTTTCGGTCAACCACTCCTTCGCTTGCGAAGGATCAACGACCTGTGCCAGAAGCATTTCGACGCTCTCTCTCTACCTTGTCGGTGGATAGGGGGCCTTGGAATGTGTATTGTCGGCCATCGACTTCGGTGACTTTGTACCAGGGATACATTTTACCAGATTCTCGAAAATCGCTCTCGTAAATGGTCACGTCCCAACCAGCATCCACCCAAGAGCCGATCTGGCTCTTGTCTGTCTTGCATGGTGGGCAGTTAGGGATGCTGAACATCTCAAGTTTTGGCTTAGGGGCCAAAACTTGAGACTTCCCCGGAGGCTTCCCCGGAGGCTTCGCCCCGGCTCCCTGCTCAGGCTCGATCCCGCACTTGCAATCCTTGCAAGTGCAGTCCTCGCAGGGGCAAGCAGCGTTGCTGCATTGCTTGCTGACTTCGGACTTAGATTCACCCCTGTGGGTGAATCCCCATCCCAGCAGGACTGTTGCCAGCAACAGTCCGAGGATGACGGCTAGGTTCTTGTCTTGGTCTTTCATTCGCGCACCTTGTTTCCTACGAACACCCAGAAGTCATGCCACTTCGTACATTGAAAGGCATTCTGCATGGTGAAAAGGCCAAAGCCGTTTTCACCCCACCCTTGCGAGCCGGTTGGCCCGTACATTGGATTGGAGCTTGGTCCCCAAGAGTTCTCGATGTCTGGGTGAACCAGATCATCACCACCTACCCACTTCCCAGAGTGAAAAAGCGTGGCGTGGTTGCCTACGCCATTGCCTTGAACGGCGTAGCCGTTCTGCAATCGCATCGAGTTGTTCCCGACGTGCCAAGCGTGGATCACTTGGTGATCTCTCGCGAGCGCGCTCGCGAGGGCGATCTTGAACGTCCGGTAGTCACCTACCGGAAGTTTGTACGCCTCGAAGGAAGTGTACATGGTGGCCGCCTCCTGCGCCGCCTTGTACCACTTCTCAGGCATCTGGTTCTTGAGGTAGATGTCGTGGGGAATCGTGTACTTCTCCACGTACTTCTCTCCCGGCATACTCAAATTTCGAGGGGCCAAGCCTCGCTTGGCCCACTCCATAGCATCTTGGAGCAGTGCCCCTTGGTCCCTGCCTCGGTTGATGTGCATGTACAAGTAGCAGTCGCTAATCACGATGTGCGGAAGCCCATCGAGATCCCTGCGGTTGTGCTTGGCGTTGACCGTGGCCGACGCTGCGCACTTCCCGAGTCGGGCTTGGTTCAAGACCCAAGCCTGACGACGCTTCCGCATCTGCTTGTACACATCTCCTTTGAGGGACTTCTCGATGTCGCTGGCTTCGAGATAGAACTCCTCGCCATAGACAGGCATGTCGGCTACCAACACACGCTCTGCGGGTGTTGGGGCCATACAACCAGCTACGACTTTGGAGCCGTCTGGGAGGGTGAAAATTTCTTGCTCGCCGCTCATTTCAAGGACTCCTCGAACGAAGATTTCCAAGGTACGACTTTGCGTACCTTGGAGACGTTGCCGTCTTTCAGATCAACGTACCCAACGATAGGCGGTTCGAGCTTCTTGGCTCGACCCGCTTCGACGATGGGCTTCGCCCACTCGTCGTCGCGATCTGCGTTACGGTAGCCTTTGAGTTTGTGGGCTTCCACAAACTCATTGGCACTCCGCAGGGCAACCGTCTGATCGACGGTTGCCGCAGTTTTCTCATTGACCAACACGACAGTCGAACCCGCTACATTTGTTGCAAAACTGCCCCATTGCTGGGGCAGTTTGTTTCCGAACAGTAGGAGCAGACCGCCTGCGATCATCAGCCAAGGGCCGACTCGGTTGCGGTCCATGTCCTACTCCTTGGTCTTGGGCATCGTTGGGCGAACGGAGTCGCCCAAGATCCAAGTCGAAACGATGGCCCCGATCCCGAGAAGCACAACTTCGGGGATCGGCTCGCCTGCTTGAAGGGCCTGAACCGCTTGGTAAATCAACGGTACGAGGGTAACCACAGCAACTACGTTGCGTTTGGACTTGACGAAAAGTGCGATGAAATCCACGGTTATGCCTTTGGGGTTGAAGGTGGGGTGAGGATCAGTTGGAAGATGGATTGCAGAGGCTCTATAGCCTCGGCGGTCCCTCGTTGCTCAAAGTAGTCGACAAGGACTTCGACGGCGTCGATGGCCTTGTCGCGGTCGATCTTGACGACCGCAGGCTCTTGGGCAACTTCCACAGGCTTGGGACGCAACTGGTTGATAAGATCAGCCAGTTGTGACTGTGGGTCGACAGCGGGTTTCTTCCCGCTGGCGATCCAGTAGAAGCCAAAAGCGAGCAAGCCCAGACCTAGCATGGTGGTGAAGTCCATTTAGTCGGCCCCCACGCCTGCTAGAACGTCATCATCATCGCTTTCCACACCGGAAGTTTTTCGGTCTTGGAAATACTTGATGACGGCCAAAACCAGTTGGATGAACAAGATGACCATAGCAGGGTCGATCCCTACCAGCGATTCATCTTTTTCGATAGCTTCCTTGATCTTGTCGGTGTCGCCGTTGAACTGCCCGTTGTATTTACGGGCAAGGCGGACGGCGTGGCGGCGTTGCCTAAGTCGGAGTTGTCCAAACATTACTCTGCCTTCCCGCCTTTCTTGGGTTCGGGCTTCTTCTCGCCCTCCACCAATTTGAACTTCTGTTTGCCAAAGACCGCGACGAGGTCGCGGTCGGATTCGACGATGTCACCCTTTGATGCGAACGAGACAGGCTCGTTCTGGATGACGTGTGATCCTTCAAGCAATTCATAGCTAGCCATGAGCTAAAGCCCTAAGCCCTTGCGAAAAGAAACCCCGACTGCACGCAAGGGCTTAGCGTACAGTCGGGGTGCAGCGGGTGGTCAGATTGTCGCTACAGCGTTAGCTGTAGTGGACGATTCCGCAGTTGGAGTTGATGTCAACTTTCATCTGCGGAACCATCATTGCCATCACTCGGAACTTCTCAAGCAAGCCGCCGCGCTCTTGCCATTGAACCGTCTGGATGTCCATTCCGATGATCGTGCGAACGGTGCTGGAATCTTCCTGAACGAGCAACAGTTGGTTGCCGGTCAGGTAGTCGCAGATTTCGACGCTTGAGATCTGTGGGATCTGCTCGATCATCCTTAACAACGTGGTCGAGTCGTAGCTGGTGGAGAACGGACGCATCATGTACTGCATGAAGCCCGTCGAGTACCACAGCTTGAACGGCCCCGGATGCAACTTGTCATAAGCTGCTTGGACCATCGCAATGACTTGGGTGTAGGTATCGTTCGGAACCCAACCAACCCCTGCGGGGTTGGTGACCGAACCGGTAATCCGGCTCGGGAAGTTGGTCAACCCGTAGAGGGTTGCCCCACCAAAGGCGAACGTACCGAAGGTTCCCAAGTGGAGCTTTTCGGCTTCTTCGGCGACCTTGATCGCGGCCAGTTCCAACATCGAAGTGTCAAGTGGCGTGTTGCCGTTTCGGCTGGTAGCCAACTGACGGCTCGACATCGTCACTTCTTTGTGGATGATCGGCAACGGCAGGTTGACGAGATCGTAGGTCGGACGGTCGTTGTCCCCAGGAGCCAAGGCATCCATCGACACCCGAGCGGCACTGATGTCACTCTGACGTTCGTATTGGTAGACCGTCTTGCCGAACCCGTTCGGCAAGTTGACCGAGAGGCCGGAGCCTCGAAGCCAGTTGACGATCTTGAGTCGCTTGCGAGCCGCCTTGACGACTACGTCGTCAAGGTACTCCCACTCGTCCTTACGCAAGGTTGCCCCGGCGTTGGTGACGTAAGCCTTGACAACGGGGTTCCCGTTGTCATCGACTTCGCCAGTGGCGTGGTTGATGTAGCTTCGACCATCGGCTCCCACGAATGGGCGGAGGACGTTGGTGTCGAACCCAGTTGCGAGCAACTGGGACGCCATACTTCCCGACGATTGGTTGTTCAAAACAAATTCAATGTTTTCCATGAGAGTCGGTAGTCCTTACTACTAGATGAAGCGAACTTGGATCAGTTCTTGGGTTGCGACGTTCGAGGCTTCCTCGCAGATCGCAAAGACCTTGACTGGGGAACCAGTGGTTTTTTGGAGAGTTCCGTCACCGTTGGAGATCAAGTTATCCCCAACTGCGACGTTTTCGTTCGCCTTGAGGCGAGCGTATCGCTTGGCTCCAGGAAGCACGTACTCGGCGTACACGCGAGTGCCAGCGGCGGCGGAGTCATCGACTCCCAAGCCTTGCAGGGCATCCTCATGGAGAATCAAGGTCGCACCGTCCCCGCCCGAAGTGGCGTGGACGTTGCACTGGGTCGCCGAGGTTCGGCGAACGAGCATCCCTGGTTTGAGAGTCGCGCCGGAAGCAACCAAGAACTCCTCTTGGACTCCATCAGGCCCAGCCAGTCGAATCGTTTGTGCGAGAGCAATAGTCATGTGTCACTAAGCCTTTGCGGAGAAGGTGGACGGAGGCAAGAAGCCTTTGACCGCAGCGGTCGAAGGCTTTGGATCGGAGGGAGCAGCCGATCCGGCGTATCGTGGAGCCGGAGCGGGTGCGGAACCAGCAGCAGGGGCAGGAGCGGCGTTGACCGCAAAAACTGCCATCTTGTCGAGCGTTGCCGTAGGCAACGCTGCGAGTTCGTCCTTGCTGAACTGGTTCCTCTCGTTGGCTACGATCTTGTCGATCAAGCCATCACGGTGTGCGGTGTTGACGGCGAAGGCTTCTTCGATCTTCGCTTTGACATCGGCAGGGGCCGATGCAAGCAACTCGTTGAGATTCTTCGGGGCTTCGTTGACCACCGGGACTTCAACAGTCACGGTTCGCTGCAACTTCGCCAAGGCCGTAACCTGATCGTCGGAGAGGTTGGTCACAAATTCTTTGTGGGATTCGCCAATTACGGCGAGGATTTCGTCGCGCTTCATTTTGACCTGCTCATTGACTATAAGAGGTTTTGATTCTCGAACTTCTTGTATTCGATTCTCTAATAGTTTACCATTCGTGTCAGAATCCGCCAAATTTTTCTCGGATTCTGCATTGACAGCCTCTTTGTTTACCAACAGCCCTGCTCCGTCTTTGACGGAACAGGCCCCTACTCCGTTGACGATCACCGCAAGGTGATCGGGCCGGAAGTTGCGAGCTTTCCCTGAGTATTCCTTGCCATTGTGCTGGCCGGAAGTGATTTCCTTGTCGACAAACAGGCCGGTGGAAACCTCCATCGGCTCTTGCTTTGCAAGAGCCGCCTTGATGGCGTGCCCTCCGGGCACGACATCCAAACGGGATTCGTCGAACCACGCATCAGCACGAAGTTTCTTCGTGCTGCCGTTGAACGACGTGTTGAGAATCATACCAACGCTGTAGTTCTCGATGGCATCGGGCAGGCATCCCGATACGAATTGGTCACCCTGCTTAGGGTGACCAACCGTGATGGGCTTGTGGTTCCAAGAGGAGACGGACTTGGTAATCTCGGATCGTTCGTACAGAACGGCTCCTTGATTACCGGTGAACACCCCCTCAACGATCATCGCCACGGGAGCGACGAGATAGCTTCGACCCGCTAGGGTCTTGCGCTGAACTTTGCTCGCTGCGAGGTTCGCTACCAGTGTTTCCATCTTGAGATTCCTGCGGTGGGAGTTCGATTCCCTTGAAAGCCTTGGAGGCGATGCAGATGAACTTGGGGAAGATTTCCCCGTAGGCTTGACCGAAGGGAGCGGTCTTTGCGTCAGCGAGTAGCTGACGCAACGCCAACACTGAATCATTATAACTTATGCTACAATGATCGCAATTTTCGGCGCAGGGGGCTTGACAACAAGCCTCAAGTTGCGCCTCGCGCGCGAGGGCTTTCAGTCGAGCCGAGCCGAGGAAAACCTCGCCTTGCTCAAGTAGTTCGACGACTTCGGCGGCGAGGTCTGGGTTGAAATTAACCATTCTTCGGTTTCTCCTTTTGGACTACGTTCTTGGGGGTCTTGCTAGGGTCTTTGGTGTTCCCAGGCTTGGGAACAGCGGGAATGCTCGACGGGGTGTTGTTCTGCTGGCCTGAGAGGCCAGCAGCCAGTTCTTTCAGAACTGGCGAGAACTCGGTTCGCTCGGCCTTGGCTATCGCCTCGGCTTCCTCGAACCGCAGCCCCATGATCTTCGTGAGCCAATCGATCAGCGGGATGACGGCTTCGGAACCGGCGGTGGTGTACCGAGCCAAGGCTTCGGTACGCTTGAGTCCGATTTCTGCCTTCTCAGCTTCAGTCATCTCGGCAAGTGGCTTCCACTTGACGATGTAGGGCCTCGGCGAGCCTCCTACGGTCTTGGTTGGGGGCAAAGCCCCCATCTGTTGAATCTTGTTGATCGTCGCCCGAATGATCTTCGGGGTGACGAACAACTCTCGACGCTGGGCGATCTTGTTTCGCCAAGCGATCTCGTCCTGCTCGTTGGTCTGATTCCCGCCGTAGTTGCCAACCAGTTTCGTAATTGGGTATCCCTTGGCCGCTGCGATCATTCGCAGCGCGTTGTCGATGAACGGCGTCGGAGCTACTAGGGTGGGGGCCAAAGGCTTGACCTCGACGCCCACACCTGCGAAGTACCGAGACAGTCCGTTCTCGTACTTGTAGATCTCCTCCTTGATCGCTTCGCGATCTTCGTCGGCCAATTCCCCATTCTGCGGATCAACCTCGAAGGCATACCCTGGGAAGCCTCCTTTGTAGTAGGCTTCCCCAGAGGCCACGTTGATCTTTCGCACGTCGTAGAGGCGGTTGAAAACCGCCTCCATTCGAGGGAAACCGAAGATTTCGCTGGTAGTTAGGCGAGTGTCCGCTACGTGGACGACTCGCGACCAGTGGACTTGGACGGTATCGGTAACTGGGGTAGCGTTCTTGTCGAGGGTGGCGTCAATCGTGTCCTGGAAGTCCAACTCGTACATCTTCGGTAGGCCGTACCGAGGGTTGGTGCGGTCCCGTTCGTACTCGGAGATCCGAGACGCCGACTGATCGAACACTCGGTAGTAGAGGACTTTGGCAGTCCCTCGCGATTCCGCGATTCCGCCCTCGGTGAAGCCGGGGGCAGGCGTGTCGAAGTTTTGGCCGTCGTCCACGCCGATGAACAACACAGCGTACTGGCCGATACCAGATATGGCATCGACCTTCGCCAAGTATTCGTGGAGACTCGTCTCCACGACAAATTTGAAAATGGCCTTCTCGAAGGCCGTTTCACGGCCTTCGTCGGTTTCGTAGATGTCGGGATACTCGGACCAGGATTCCTCGGGTTCGAGCGTCACGACTCGCTGTGCGATGTCTTGACGCCGATACATCTGGACGTAGTCGTCAGTTGTGATGACATCTGGATACCCCGCCTCTTGGTCGATGTCGCGTTTTTCAGTCTTGCCGTCAAGCAGGCTGTTGTAGAATGCGGCTCGGGACAGCAGGGCATTGTTGACTAGCGTATCAATGGATCTCATAGAATTCCCAATCGGGTTCGTTGTTTATCGAGCATCGAGAATGCCCCTGAGCTTGCGTCCACTTGGTCGTCATGCTTCCCGTTCGGGAAGTATGCGAGTTCTTCGAGGTATGGTGTGTTGTAGGCCCCCTTGACCATGTACACGTTCCCAGCGTTCACCTGAACGCTGAATGTGTCTGCCCGGAGTTCCTTCTTGCCTGAGGCTAAATTGGGATAAACGCGAAATCCGGATAGCCGCTTGACGGAATCCTTCACAGAATCCACACCTGACGACCCCGGCTCGCGTTCAATCCCAATCCGGACGGATTTTCCATCCCGGTTTGCGCAAGCCACAATTTGCCGCTCGCGTTCATCGGACGACCACTGGCCTCGGCAAATGTCGAGAATCCAGTATGAGCCATCCTTATGCAATCCCATTTTAACACCAACCGACCAGTCTCCGCCACCTTTGGTGGCGGCCTTGTCCCAGTAGCGGACAATCTTCTGGAAAGCGTCGACTCCGGGCGGGTACTCAACGATGTTGATCCGCTCGGACTTGAACATCCCCCCACCGAGGGGGATGGGGTCTTGGAGAATCTGGCCGGAGTAGCCGAACTGACCGAGTTCGATCTGCATCCGGTCGAGTGTCGGTCGCGACAATCGAACCGGATCGAATAAGTTGTTCTGATAGTAAGCCCGAAGGCTTTCGGGCTTAACCGCCGGGGTGATCTCTCCGGGGAGGCAAATGTGCCTGACGGCACTTTCGCCTCGCTCGATGTACAAAGTCGAGGGATCGTCCTGGTGGAGCCTCTGCATCACGACGAATGTGGGCGTAAGGTCTTTGTTGACCTTACGGGAGGAAATCGTCTCTTTACACCAGTTTTTGGCCGTTTCGAGATCAGCCTTCGACCGAACCTCTCTCGGGTTGATCGGATCGTCGATCACGATGATGTGGGCGTGCATACCGGTTACCGACCCGCCGACCGCTACGGCGTAGCGGTCGCCGTTGTAGGTGTTGGCCCAGTGGGACTTGCTGTTGGTGTCCTTGCTGAGCCTGATGTTCGGGAAGGTCTTTTGGTAAAGGGCCGATTCGACGATCTGCCTGGACTTGCCAGACAAGTCCAGGGCCAGAGCGTCGGTGTACGACGCACCGATCATCCGAAGGTGAGGCATTCGAGTCCATGCCCAAGGTACGAGCATCACGCTGAACAGCGTCGATTTGCTCGTACCGGGGGAAATGTTGACCAACAGGTCATTGGGCGAGTTTTCCCCTCGGAAAACTCGCTCCATCGACTCCTGAATCGTGTCGCAAAGGTACTTGATGTGCCAGTTGCACACCAAGGGATCTTTGACAATCGTATGCCAAAACTGCTTCACGAACTCGAAATACGAGTCGCGACACGTCGAGGCGAGGAGTTCGTAGTAGTCGAATTTCACAAAATGGCCCTGTAGACAGAATTCTGATACGAAGTAAGATACCATTAGTTTGCCTAATCTACAAGATTTTCCACCAACTTAAGCAATCTGATGATCGAACCCCCAACAAGGCACGAAATGGCCGAGGACGAGCGTAAGGCTCGTCTGATCCTCTCCAAAAGCACCGACACCGACGTTCGGTACGTCTGCAAGCGGTTCATCCACTGGGTCGGCGTAGCGGATCGCTACGCCGACTCCTTCTACCCCTGCTTCGACTTGCTCGAAGCAGAGGTCCGGCAGCACAGATCGTCGTTTTCCTTGGAAAACGACGGCGTTTGGCGGCTACGATCTTCCGAAGGAAAGATCGTGCTGACGGGAACAAGTCTGAAAGACTTGTTCGTGAACGTGGTTTTGTGGAAAGGGGAGTGGCCTCAGGAGGAGCTTCTGCAAGAATGCGCCGACGAGGAGGACGAGATTTTGGAAGATGCCCGAAGGGAATCTACCAAAAAGAAGGCCACCAAAAGCGTATAACCCTTCGTAAAGCCTTACTTCAAGGCGCATTTGCACACGAAAGGTTACTATGATTGTCGAAGAACCTCGATCTGAGATCGAACTTGCCGTTGACCACCTTATGCTAAACGTCGTGGATTTTTCCACGCCTGAGGGGATGCTAAATGCTATGACGGCGTTCGCTCGCGGCTTGGCCGCGAGCGTAGCCGCCCTCGACGAATACGCCGATCCCGACAAGTCGCCTGCGAACTATCAACGAAACATCGAATACTCCCACGTCTTTTTCAACGCCATCGAAGGTGGGATGTGGTTGGCTAGGCAGAATGTGGAGCCCTCGAACGACGCTGAAATTCAACTGTTGGAGGACACTTTGTCGCTGATCGGCGATCTTCTTTGCAAGAAGATCGCCCGATGCGACCCTGCCGGTGCTATTACAGCCACCGCCATCGGATTTCCGACTGAGAACGCAAAATTCATCGACCGGGCACTTTTCGCTACGGAGAAACTGTACGCCAAGATCAATCTGATGGTGGGGCTTGCCCCGGCGGTAGACGTGATTTCCGAGGAACTGGCCGACAGTCTCAAGGACGAGTTCTGCCGACACACCAAAGAGTCGAGCCTCGCCAAGATTGGGGATTTTGTCACTCGGCTCCATGCGATGTTCCCCCTTCACAAGAAGGGGGAATCGCGGTAATGAGTACCACACTGGCTATTGTTTTGTGCGTGGGGCTGGAACTTTTGATTGCAGTTGTGGTTTTCCTTGTCTCTGATTCTGCAAGGAGACGGTAATAGTGCTGAATCCAAGTATTTTGGTTGCTGTCGGTCAGTATCATCATGCAAAGCTCGAACTTGTTCGGAGCTTTTTGCAGATGGAACCCGAGGACACTCGGGTTCCGGCTCCCTTGGCTTCATACGCTCTTGCGTTTGAATCGGGTGCAGTTACGGTGGAGATGTCACTTTGTGTGGATTGTGGTGGTAGGAAACTAAGTCTTGAGTTTGTTGAAGGGGGTGTCTTGCTGCGTGTGCAAGGCAATTCGGAGCCTCTAAAGGCTCCGAATCTCTCCGATTTGGTGGTTTTTTACTCGGAAAACGAGTTTTCCGAGTGGTTAGGAAAGATTTCAGATGGCAAATGAAAAAGCGGTCCCAACGGAACGCGAAGTAGTGTTGGCAAAGGCTGTGGTGGATCTGTCCCACGCAGCAAGGAACCTAATCGCGTCCCGCGATGACATCGCCGATGCGCTGCGAGCGTTGGTCGACATTACTGTCGAGGCCAACGAGGCAATCCTGTCGGCTTTACTCGAAGGCCAAGAGGCCCTCGTTGACGATTTTCCTGAGTTGTTCACGTTTGGGGAACGTCCCGTCGCCGAAGGCGACGAGGACGAGGACGAGGACGAGGACGAGGACGAGGACGAGGACGAGGACGAGGACGAATGCGCCCTCAGGGTGGGAGACTGGGTCAAGGTCAGAAAGCCTGCCGAGGGTAAACACCGACTGGGGCCTTGCTCTTGGGTTTCTGACATGGATGTTTACGACGGGGCCATCCTGCAAGTCCGATCCTTCTCGGAGTATCGCACCGACAGGGTCAAACTAGCCGGTGCTGTGCGGAATGGTTTTGAGTGGAGGTTCGACGTAGCTTGGCTCACCAAGCTACCCGAACTGCCCGAGGGCTTCCGATACCTACAGCCCGACGAACTCGTCGCCGAAGGCGACGAGGTCGCGATGTCGGACATTGTCGCGGGTGCTGATATCCACTGGGTTCCGAGCGGTAACTACAAACCCCCACGTAAGCAAGGCATACGCTTCATCTACCGTCGCAAGGTGGAAGCTCCTGTGGATGCAGTAGACCTTGCTGCGGAGGCTGCTGTTGCTGTGAGGGCAGTAAAGCCTGCTGCGGAGCCAGTAGAGCCTCCCAAGCCTGCTTGGGAGCCGAAGGTGGGTGATTGGGTAACAATCACCCGGCCTGCGGATACGAGTGAGCCACCTACGTGGGGCTTGCACATGGATCGCTTTCTAGGAAAGCCCCACAAGCTCCGGAGGCAGGCAGAAACAGGCAGTTGGCAAGTGGATGGGTCGTATTTTTATTTCAATCCGAAGTGGCTGTCGCCTTGGGAACCCAAGGCGGGAGACTGGGTCAAGGTGACCAAGCCCGAGATCACTAGAGCCAAAGGCAAACCTTCGTGGGTCGGCTCGATGGACCGATACGACGGGAAGGTGCTTGCAGTCAAGTCGACAGGCGAACACGGCTTGGTCAATCTTATCGAGAATGTCGAAACGGGTGAGTATGGCTGGGATTTCCACTCGTCGTGGCTGTCGCCTGCGACAGCCCCGGCTCCCGTAGAGCCTCCTGCGGAGGCTCCCAAGCCTGCTTGGGAGCCGAAGAAAGGTGATTGGCTAACAATCACCAAGCCTACACACGCCCATCGAGGGTGGGTGTCTCCGTACATGGACGAGTACGATGGTAAGGCATTCCAATTTGAGGGGGAGTTTACTCTGGATTCTAAGGGTGACACCTGGGCCGAAGGCCCAGGGGGTTTCTACTTCGATCTGGCGTGGCTGTCGCCAGCCCCGGCTTCCGTGGAGCCTCCTGCGGAGGCTCCCAAGCCTGCTGAACAACCTGGGCAGGTCGCATCAAGCATCTTCCCAGATGCTCCCACGAAGGCATGGCAAGATACCGTCGCTCAGATCGTCTTGGCTCAACCATCGGACGGGCATCTGCGATCCCCCAACGGGGATCGCGAGTTCAAAATCCTCAGTTGGATCGCCCGAGAGGTCGATTTCACGCAAGGTATCGTTTGGATCGAAGCGCATTTGCGAGTCCTTGTGCGTACACACAAGGACAAGCAGGGCGAAGGCGACGTATACGAAAGCCTGATTTTCCGCAAGAATCTGTTTGCTCCGCAAACAGATTCCCCGATCATCGAATACCCGCAAGGCGGGGATTTGGTGTCGAAGGATGGTGTTGTCTACCTAGCGAATGACTGGTTCCCGAGTTTGGTGGCTGACCGGCCTGTGGAAGTCGTCACTTTGCTCGGGGTGGAGTTCCATCAGTTCGCCCTTCCGAAAGCCCCTGTCGCTGCCGTGGAGCCTCCGCAGGAGGCTCCAGTGGTTCCCGTAGGTGTCACTGGCTTTGCTGGCCTTCCTTTGGATTTGACCCAAGATCTCATGGATGCCTCCGTGGCTCCGGAGGCATCCGACGAGGATGCCGACGAGTGGCGAGTTCCACATCCGGGGGATGTCGGTTCGATTATCCAGGTGAGAGATGCCGATTCGGGATGGAGATGGACTGATCGCAAGCTACTTGCGATCATTCCAGAGGATCTTGAGGATTCCCTGCGAGGTTCTTTTGTCTGTGCGACAAAAGACGAGACTACCATCTGCTTCGCCTGGAAGTTTGCCCGTATCGCAAAACAAAAGCCTGCTTGGGAACCCCAACCGGGTGACTGTATCCGAGTCACCGAAGGCAGCCTCAAGGGCCACTTTGGGGTTGTGTTGTCCGGAGCCAGATCAAGGGCAGACCAATCCTGGGAACCGGAAGTAGAGGATAATCTCGACTACCGGTGGATTTGGATACCAAAGCTCGGTCCCTGGACCAACCGAGTCCACAAGCGGACTCTAGCCCCAGCCTAGCCTCCCAGTCCAACCTAAACCCCAACCACAAAAACCGGCACTAATCCTGCCGGTTTTTTCGTTTTCGTGACAACCCAACCAACCTAAGATACACTAAAGGCAGATCCCCCAACCCATCCCCCACCCATAAGGAACCTGCCATGATCGACCTTCTCACCCTACTCCTAGTGGTAGCCCTCCTAGCTCTTTGGTCCTACTCCGTCTCCCTCAACCGCCGCCTCACTGACGTAGAGGCTGTCCAAGACGATCAGGACGAAGAACTCGAATACTTCTGGGATTACCAGAACGAGCGGTGGCACGCCACCGCCGAGCGGTTCGATGTGATCGATGCAGCTTTCGCTCAGATCTTCCATCGGGACTCCGATGGCCGAGACGACCTCTCCTGACCATCTATGCAGCATTGCTACACCCCGTGTAGCAATGCGACAAGTCCTGTAGCAAAGCCCCGGTTTACCGGGGCTTTTTCGTTTGTGGGGCGTACCTCGCGTTTCACGCTCCACAAGTTGGCCGAGAAGTCGCTTATGTAGGGCAGCCTTCTGCATAGCCGGATTCTCTGCCTGTATGTAAGGCAGCCTTTTGTATGTCGGGCCTTTCGTCTGGTTGGTGGTTTTCCCATACGGGAAAACCACCTGTGGGCCGATATGGGGATTCCCATATCGGCTGGCTTGAGCGACCCGCGAAGCGGGTCGCGGGGTGGGAAAAGCCGGAGTTTCTAAAAATTTTGAAAATTATATGCGTAGCTGGGCGGCCTGGGGGACCGGCTCCGCCGGTCCCTATCCCCTACTTCCATCCGACCCCCCCCCCACTTAGCTACGTCCGATAATGTTAGATATGTTCGGTCAATAAACTAACTGTCTAACTAGGGAATTTTGAGGACGATCTGCCTAGGCAGATCGTCCAG